CAAACATTTTCGGGACCGAGGGGGTCCTGATCATATCGTAAAAACCTCTACTTTTTCTTCAGTGAAACATTCAGCTGAGGAAATCGAAAAAAGGAATGAGTCCAAGAGACTGACAATGACATTCTGGCTGCGTGAACAGCTGGGATGGAAATTTGTGATTGATTATTTCACTAAACACAAATCTTGCATTGTCAGGGACTATAAGAAGGTGGTCAAAATGACCGAACGCATATATGAGCTCTTTCATATATATGGACTTAAACGTCCAGATAGCAATCTTTTAAATAATAACGAGCTATACCTTAAACATAAAGGTGCTCCTCACGGCTATAAATGCCCGATTTGCTATGCGAAAACTTACTATAAGAGAAAAACGAAATTTATTATTTCAGTCTTAGAGTATGTCGATACTTATGGAGAAGGATCGTGGAAAGATATTATGAAATGGAAAGCATGCGCTTTCTTCTCTTATTTCCATGAACAGGATTTACCAAAATTTCCTGGTGACCCAAGTCTATTCTCACTGTTATCACGACCTAATAAATTAATTGGTGGTCATGTAACAAGGTGGTTTGAGTCCAGAGCTAAAGATAAAGATAATCAAAAATCTTTGAATCAGAGCCTGGTCTACTCATTGCTCCATAGTATTCTATTTTTAAAACAAGGTGCGCCCTCAGCTAACGAATGCTTAATTGAAAAGAGTATTCATGATACTGTTAAAGCTTTAACATCAGATCCTATTCAGGCTGATGATTTTGATTTCTTAATCAAAGAGGGATTTGTCTTCAAACCGATTGGTTATGATTGGGAAGACCACTCTGGATTTCTACCAGAGGATAAGACCGAGTTTATAGATTGGATTTATCCTATCAACGAGTCAACAATAACACATGAATTAAAAAGGACTGTTAAAGAACTTTTTGGTAATATGAAGTTTTCCTATAAGGATATTGTTGAACCTTTTTTCCCTTCGACAAAAGCTAATGTTCAAGCTAGTCGGGAAACCGGAGGCCAGGTTGGAATAATCTGGAATGAAGTGCGTTATAAAGCACCTATCTCCGATGAGTTGAGAGATGAATTTAAGGACATCCTTGGGGATCAACCCCTTGTCAATTTTCAACTTTTAGAGACACAATTACGTGGTCCTTTAAGTGAATTTAGAGGTGGAGGAAGACAAGTTGAACAAAATAAGCTTGACTGGGAATTCTCAATGGACCCAGATTACCTCACTAAAACAACTCTTGGTTGTAAAATTGACCTAAGCCGTATTGAGGCTTGTTATGAGAAGTTATATTGGAGCGTGTGGGAGAAAGCGAAAAGCGAAGATCCCTTGGTAAAAGCCGTAGGCTTACCAGAACCACTAAAAGTCCGTGTTATTAGTAAAGGACCTCCAATGAAGTACTTCTGTCTGAAACCTTTTCAGTCTTTATTGTGGAAGCAAATGCAACGACATAGAGTGTTTGAACTGACTGGGAAACCGATTAATGAACAGATAATTAATGAACTGTTTTCGGGATTACCAAAAGAATATTTGATTGTTAGCGGCGATTATAAAGCCTCTACTGATAATCTCCATTCTTGGGTTTCAGAAGCGATTAATGATTGTCTATTTGACATCTTTATTGAAAATTTTCCTGATGAGGAAGTTGATAAGCTTCCTGAAAATTTCTTTATTGATCTTCATAAGATGATCAAAGATTGCCTAACCGGCCATACGTTTATAAATGATGACAATGGTAAAGGACCTAGGGTCAAGATTCCAGATGACACTGCTAAATTAGGCTATCGTATTCCAACGATGCTTGAGCAGAAAGAGGGGCAATTAATGGGTAGTATTATATCCTTTCCCTTTTTGTGTATTGCGAATGCAGCACTTTGTCGTTATTCTATGGAAATCGCTAACCGAAAAAACTACAGACTTAATGAAAAGTTTGATGGCGAATTATGCCCACTCCGTATAAATGGAGATGACTGTGTTTTTTCTGGTGACCAGAATATTATTAGGAAAGCCTGGGAATCTATTTGTAGATATGCAGGTCTTGAATCCTCAGTTGGCAAAACGTATTTCTCGAAGACCTTTTGTGTGATCAATTCAGAGTTATTTGATTATACGATTTCAGGGTGGCATGAAAGACCACACGTGAATTTGGGTTTATTGTATGGACAATCGAAGTCCGGGCTTAAGTCATTAGACAAGCCTCTTTATACACTTGGAACCATTCATCGACAGTTAATGAAAACTTGTCCTGAAATATGCCGTTTTGATGCACATAAGGCATTTTTAAAAATCCATGAGGAAAAGTTATCCTCAATTGAAAAGCTTACTAATAACAACCATCAGGTCAACTGGTATATGCCAGAATGGCTTGGTGGATTGGGACTCGATCCTGTATTTCATAAATTTAGTTTTTATGATCGAGCAAGAGCTTTTTTGATTCGAAAGAATTGTGAACTTGATCCAAGTCTGATGCCAAAAACAATGTCGGCAGATGATGACTGGAGACTTCATAGGTTCGTTAAGGAACAATATCTTTCTGAGGTCTCATGGTTGGGAGAGTCCTATCATAAAGAATTAAAAACCGAAACTGGAGAATTTGTCTCGATCGAAGATACATATCGTAGAGCTTATAAGATCTTAACAGTTGGTTTACTTTTTGATAAGGATATTAAATATTCGGATATTTTAAGAATATTGCCTGAAATTAAGGGGCAGTCGTCTAAAGAACGAGAGGAACTACAGAAACTATCTGTATTGAAGAAACAAACTTCAACTCATATTCATAATTCGAATGTTTGGCACTATGCTTCTGATGACGTTAAGTCAGCCAACAAAGTAGTTGGTCTTATAAATATAGAAGACATAGCTCATGATTCTCAAAAACTTTTTCCACCTATCTGGTGATTTACTGTTTTATGAAACAGCTGTTTTGATTGAATCAAGATTGTCGTGTAGGAAACTTTGTTGTTTAACATATCCTCCATTGAAGAAGGCAAGTTGCAAACACGCAGAAGTGCAACGAATCCTCCAATGAAGAAGGCGTTTAAATAATTTCTTATGCACATGATTGGTTTGGTCAAAGCCTAGATCCGGT